AATAGGTTCTGGTATTTCAGGAGCTACTACTTCTACTGGTACATCAGGTACTTCACCACTATCAATAGTCTCAACAGCTGGTTCAATAGTTTCTACAACTGGTGTTTGCTGTGAAGCTCGAAAAGCTTTAGCATCCTCTTTTGTTGCACTTTTGAAATCCGTTTTATTTTCTGTTAAGAAGTCTTTGAATCCTCTTAATTCTTCCTTGCTAGCCATCTTTTGTGTAAGTTAGTTATTTAATTTATTATATCTACTTTTTGTTAAACTTCAACAGATATTTCACTGTTTATTTGTGGAACGTTTATCCCTGGAATTCCCTCTGGTACAAATGGCATATCATCTATGTCTACCAGAAACTCCTCAATGTATGTGTTGTTTTCTTTATCGTACATAATTATATTATTTCATATTCTAAAGTAAGACTGTGTAATATTGGTGGGGTGTCATCTTGATCGGTATTCGTTAGTACAGCTTTAAATTGTAGGTCTACAAACTCATCTGCTAGATTATCTATCTCTTCAACAGAGATGGTGTCAGCTGCGTTATTCCAAGTTCTAATAGATACCCAAGATCATCCATCAACTCTGTAGTATAGTTGAATTGATTTGTTTCAGCTTGTATTTTCTATAGTAGCAACAACTTTAGTTATTCTCGAAGTCACACTAGTAGGTCCTCTGAATACAGTTGTAGTGATTGTAGCTGGTACATCAGATGTAAGTGCAGATGGATCTATATAATCTACTCCGTAGTAAGCACCAGCTTTGTAAGAAAAATATAGAAGACCATTTATAGCTCTCACACAATATATTTTATCTATAGTGACATTGTTCCAGTTCTTAGATAAAACTGTGTGCATTCCTGGTGCTACTCCTGGTCGAAGTGGTTTCAGTTTAGCTATCTTATCTCACCCTTCAATAAAATATAAGTCACCATCAATAGAATCTATAGATGTTCATCTATTATTATCTGTTCGGGCAGTGGAAAAGTCTAGTAAATCATAATATACAGAATTACTTTCAGCCTTGAGTGTTTTTCGTTTATTATAAGATTCTTGAAAAGAATATCCATTTCATTGGAGTACAGTTCCTGACTCAGTTGTAGTAAAAATATTATCTCCAGATGAACCCCCTCTAATACTTCTGTACCCAATATTTTTAGCTCAAGTAACTGATGTAGCTGTACCATTCCAAGTAGCAACCTTATTATCCTCTGTATATAATAGAATAGTTGTACCAGACTCTTGTATAGCTGTTATATCATCATTAACAATATTAAACGTAGTTATAGCTGGAGTAGCTGAACCTCCTGGTATACTATATACATTACTTGACATTCAAATCAATACAAGTCACTTCGATACTAAATATGGTGGAATATAACTATTGTTTCGAGTAATTGAACTAAGGTCATATGAAAATGAACTGAGTGAGTTGTTTGATAGATGGAAGGCATAAGTGTTTGAATCAACTGTATCATCTCGACCAATATAGTAATTCCGTCAAGCAGTATACGCTACTCCTACTAATAGTGGATGGTCGGTTTCAGATGAAGTTACTGTCACTTCTGGAGTATTATCTGCTGATGTAAGGTCATATACATATCAGTTGGTCTCATTATGTCCAACTAATGTCACATCCTCTGGTTGGCTAGTTGGTGCTGCTATTCTTCCTCCTATATCATAAATAGGATGAGCCACTTCGAGAACTTTAGTTGATTTTCTTGAGATAGTTGCACCATAACCAAAAATAGAACCATCTATATTGTCTCCATATAGATAAGTTTTATCTGCTGTGACATAGTCGTCTTTTGCTATTCCTGCATAGAATCATGTCCATTCTTTAGTTGGCATTAGTTTAGAGTTACAGTGTAAATATCATCTTCCTGGTAAGTGGTTGGATAATTCATATAACTAGGTCCAGTGCTTCGGTTAGCTATTTTTGATGTAGCTATTGCTTTCCTACTATTAAAATCAGCAGTTGCCTCTTGTGCATCTGACTTTTTTCTTAGTGATCTATAGATGTATACCAATACCCCTGCAACTAAGTCGTTGTGTAGATATGAAGGTACTTTAAGATTAGGCTCTGTAGTAGTAACAGTATAGTCTAGTATACTCTTTATTCATTTAAGCTCGATTCCGTCTGCAACAATAGATGAGAAAGCTGGTGCTATGAATATACTCTTATCTGCCGTATAGTAAATAGGAGCTGATGATGATTGATTGTTGATGTAGTAATTCCAGTGATTCGGTAAGTTCTTAGGGTCTACTTCTGTCGCTGGTATATATTTAAGTTTTCCATCATCATAGGCATTTCCGTCATAACACATAGATATGTTAGATATTTTAAGACTCCCCTCAGCGTCTGTAGCAGCAGCTGGTATAATATATTCTGATTGATTAACAACTGTGTTGTCTATGGTCCATATATCCCAGTTGTAGTTAGATCTGATTGCTGTAATAATAGTAGACCAAAAATCATCTTTCACTGCATTTAGAAAAGGTAAAAGACGACTATCCGGATAGTCTGATATATTAGTGTGAGTCAATTCTCTCGCAAGATTAAATATTCATGGAGCGTCCATATGTACTATTTATTAATTAATAAACTGAATATAACCCACTATTTCTAGTGAGCTATATCAGTCGATTACTCAGCAACTTGTGCTACGAGTTGTAGTCGATACATTCGATCAGCACCTTCAGTGAAAGTTTTGATACCGTATCTCATCCATGTGAAGAAGTTTGAACCAAGTTGAAGTGGTTTATCCTTAGTAACAAGGTTGATACCTTTTTGAACAGCGAGTGAAATCGCTCCTTTCTCCATAATACAGTTGTTGATAGTGAGAACTCCCCATTTATCTGACGCATCAGTTAAATTTGAAGAAACAGCTCTATAACCTCTTTTAGAAGTAAGGGTAAGTGAAGTAGTGTTATCAGTTGCAACGAGTCCAGCTAATTTTCTATTTCTGTCTTTTGTAGAAACTTCAATATAAGCAGTACCAGCTCCAGCTCCACCATTAATTGCAGCAACTAGGTTGTCTACAGAAACAGCAGCAGTACCAATATCAACATCACCAGCAACAGAAGGAGATGCAACGAATTTGAATACAACTCCGTTCACAGTAACTGTGTCGTTTGCAGTAGGTGCAGTAGCAAGAGCTAGGTTACCAGTACAAGTAAGGAGAGTAGAAACATTAATCATTGTTTCAGCGAATTGTCCTCGGAAACCTCTTCGGAAAGCAAGATCTGCTTCTTTGAAAGTATTACCAAGTGCAGCTTCACCAATAGTAGCTTTAGTATGTGGGTCGATAACTGAAACTAATTTAGTAGCATCAACACCATCATTAACGAGTTCTGCAACAGCTTGTGAAAAAGTCTTTACAGTGTTACCAGAAGCCCCAGCAATAAGTGCAACAGCAGAACTATTACCTGAACTAGCATTTAGAATTTCGTTGAAGAAGTTACCGTCAAGGTCTTCTTTAATAACTTGAGCAGCTTTTACAGCTAGATCGTCAAGAAGAGAGAAATCAATTTCAAGAAGTTCAACTTCATCGATACCAACTGGTACGATAGGAGTTTGGTTAATTGTAAGAGTTTCATCTTCTGTATTTGCGTCTTGAATAGTAACGTCTGTATTCTTAGTATAAGATTGAACAGTGTTAAAGTCAATTCGAGGTTTATGGTAAGTTATCCCGTGAGGCATATCTACCATTTTTGCTAGAGAAAGTGCAGTAACTTTGAAAAAAAGTTCATTTTGCACAACTTTAGAGTAATACTGCTTTTGTAGTGCAGTTAAAACATTTGCCATGTGTATATATAGTTAGTAGTAAGTTAAAATTGTCTACTACTACACGATTTTACGCAAACGGATTTGTTTCTTTTATTTGAGAGTTTCTCCATGTGTCGAGCTGTTCTGGTGACAGATTAGCTCGGGCGATTTCCTCTTGATTCAAATCCTTTAACTTCTTACTATTCTTAGGTGTTCAACTCTTAGAGCTGAAATTAGAATGTGAAGAAGATGTCTGTGGTCATTGTGCTTTGGCGAATTTAAGAGCTTTGTCGAAATCTATCCCTGGAAATTCTTCCAGAGCTTCCTTGATTTGGTCCTTGTATTCTAGTGCTCCTTCAGTATCCGTAATGAACTCTAGTAGGTCTACTCTATCATAGTTAGGAGTTTCGTCTATATCGTCCTCGTCTTCCTCTCAATCATCATCTGATTGTTTTTCCAACTTAGCTTCAAGTGCAGCGATTTTCTTATCTTTTGCTTTATTTGATTTGGCTAAATTTTTAAAGTTAGACTTGTTTGACCTTTTTTTAGGTGCTTTCTCTTCGTCTTGGGATGTAGTGTCTTCCCCGTCTACGTCTTCAGAATTATCTTCAGAGCCTGTAGTTGGCTCAACAGGAGTAAGTTCTACTAATTGATCTTGTGTATCCACAGGAGCTTTAGTAATGTCTACCTCTATTTCGTTTGTATCTGACATATATTACAGATTATGTATTAGGGCTCTTTATCAGAGCTTAGCTATAAAAACTAATTGTTACCTCCATTTTCATGGAAGTAATGTATCAGGTATTATACGAAGAAATCTTCAGGTTTATCATATACATCATATTTCTCTTGAACTGATCCAAATTCTTGGTCTGGAGTCATTAGTCCAATTATAAGAACATGGAAATCTTTTTTATGTAACATTATATATTTTCTAACATCATCTGATGTAGAAGTTGGTGTGTCTTTAG